GAGCGCGGGCAGGTGATAACACACCCGGGACGGCTGAAATGGCGCGTGACTTGTCCACGATGATAGGAGCGGAGTGTGGTAACTTCGTACGTAGCTATGTCCGGAACTTAGCTGATTGTTTTTGTTTGAGTGGGGGCGAGGGTAAAGCGGAGAGCATCTTGTCAGCGATGTTCATAAATATGGCTGGCCGAGACGAGAGGCACCTGAGGTTCCCAGTCGTGGCTCCTTTTAACTGGATAGAGCCTACGTCACTGATACCTTTCGGCCGTATTCAACACCACTCTGGTTCAGGTTCGGGAGCACTGGTTTCACCCGGAGGAGTTAGGACGGTGCCCCTTTTCGAACAGGCCGAGATGAGCAGATCCACCAACACAGACTATACTCGCATGAAGGTAAAGATACGGAGTGCACGGTCTTGTGGTCTGTTAGTCCATCTAGCACACCACCCAGTTGACGGTCTCGGTTGTGTAAGAGTGAAGCAGGTTGACCCCGAAGGTATAGTACTTCCCGGCGGTCGTCCAAACCGCCTCACGATTGATCTACTAGAGGCAGGACTCGACATAGGGTCGTTGCTATGGGTGCGAGGTCAATCAAAGATCGTTTCTCCGTGTGAGTTGCTGAATATACGGGGGGGGTTATACGGTTTAGTTCTACGCCATAAGACGTCGGCCTTTGAAGACGTGGCTGTGCGTCACGAACACCTACCCAGGCAAGAAGAATTGGGGGGGTGTGTTACATATAGGGTGAGCCGTCCTAATGGGTGTGTGCCCGGCGACTCGAATCAAGAAAACACGCAAGTCGCACGGTGCCGTTCAAGTGGTTCTTTAGCGATGGCAGAGGCTCGTGGGCGGCTCTGGGCTTTGGGTAGTGCGGTAGATGAGCCAATGCCTGTAGCTCTGAGTGTACAACCCTTCTCAAATGCAAAGGTTGCCGAACGCTTGACCGTGAACAGCGTAAATACCCTCAATGAGGCTCCAGGAGGTCATGAGCCGATAGATATCGCGGCAGAACGTGCTGCTCAAGAAAGGCAAGGTGAAGCACGCGATCTACCTGTCGGTGGGGCCGCTAGGTTAGTCGGAGTTTTGGGCCCAAATGCGGCACCGCGCCCCCCGCCTCAACAAGCAGGGGGAGGGGCCGCTAGGCAAGTGGGAGTTGTAGTACAAGACGGTGTCCGTGTACAAGAAGGTGCGAATGTCATCGCAGACGTCAATGGAGGAAATAGAGTTGGTCCAGCAGGCCCCCCACCTGCTGTTGACGGAGCTGGTGAAGGGGCTGTCGCTCCCGGTGCACCTGTACCGGAAGCGGCTCCGCAATGAGTGCCTTCCCTGCGCTAGCCCAACAGCGCGTGAAAGAG